CCTATAACTAAAAATATAAAACGTATGCAAGATCAAACGCCAAATGGATGGGCGTTAACGGATGCAGCGTACACTTCTTTAGAAAACAACCCAGCCTACAAAGAGGATAGTGTTATAAAAGAGGTGATAGGTGGAAAGCGTAAGTCGCTCAACGCACAAATAACTGGCTACGCAGTTGATGCAAAAAGAGCATATGATGTATATCAAAATAATTTAGCTACAGTAAATTCGCTGCCAAGTGGTAACGAAAAAACACAGGCTCAAGATGCCGCTGATGCTTCAGAGGTATACGCAAAAAACTTTATTCCAATAGACCCTACTAAACCCATGACTATGAAAGATATACAAAACGGAGCGCACAGGAATTATCCTGTAAATACTACCATTCAAATACAAGATGAATCCGGAAAGTATAGTTTTGTTATTGTAACTAGTAGTGGTGTGTTAAAAATAGATGGGTTTGATTGATGGCGGGAGTAACCTATTTTAGTGACGCTGATTTAGAAAACAGTAATAATGTTTCGGATGGGCAACAAAAAAAGAAAAACTCTGTAGAATTTATTAAACCTAATTTTGATAAGTACACAGAACCTACTAAAGATATTCCTGTAGTTGATACGCCTATTGTTACCACACCTATTGAAGATCAAATGAAGGCCCTTCAACCTAATGCAGAAGTTAGTTCAGAGGGTACAGAGATTGCAGAAATGCAAGCACGTTTAGACGCTATGGGTGGTGGTGAACCAAAGGTTTTAGATAGTAGAATTGAAGCTGCTTACGAAAGAGAGCTTGCTGCAATACAAGAAGCAAATTTAATAACTGAAGAAGATGAAACGTCAAGACCATATACATCTCATCCAACTATTAAACCAGCTACATATGCGGAAACAAAACGTAGTCGCAGTGAAAAAAGTATAGAGAAACTAGAAGAACTGCGTTTGTCAATGTATTACTATGCCAACAAACAGCCAGACGGTACGGGTGATCTAAATATTGTAAGAAGTAAACTTACAAATGCTATGTTAGATAAAGGCTTTGACCTAAATACAATTGATTGGACTGTGTTTACAGCGGAAGTAGCTCCCGTAACAGGTGCTATATCTGCCGCTGCTGAGATACCAGAAACAGCTAAGTTAATACGTGAAGCCTATAATGCAGGTGACATGAAATCTGTAGCTCTGTACTCAGGTATGCAACTTGTAGATGTAGTTGCTGGTGCATTTGGAGTAAAGGCTGCATCAAAAGGTTTCCGAAAAGTAGTTGGTGAAAGAAGTATAAACAAAGTAAAGAACAAAGATAAGATAGTTTTAATAAAACAAATGGAAGCAGAGAAAGCAGCGGCTGCACGTAAGGCAGCTAAGGCTGTTGCGAATAGTAATACTAAATTAAGGCAAGCTTTTATAGAGGAATTTGAAGACCCAGAATTTGGTACAGGAAAGATTATCTCAACTAAAGTAACAAGTAAAAGTGGTAAGGTAACAAGTACAATAGATATGGACCTTGCTCGTAAAGCTGGTGACGAAATTAATCAAGAGCTATTTCAGTTCCAAGAAGCACGTAAGGCCGCTTGGGCAGATAGTAAGAATGACCCTGCAAAAAGAAAACTTGCTATACAAAAGTTTGGGGATGCATCTGAAGAAGCTGTGTATAGAGACTACGTAAAAGAAAATGATCTAGTGTCTAATCCAATACTTGATCCAGACAAGTTTGATTCTCTTATTGCTGTAGCGGCAGACTTAGGAAAAAATAAACCTGAGATATTTAAACGTGGGTTAATGAAGAAGAAGAAGGGTGAGAAGAAAGCAAAGGAAGAAACTTTCTCTGACATGATCTTTAGGCTTGCTGTAAACAATGAGTTTGGCAATGATGATGCATTAGCAGAGTCACTAGTTAAGTATGGGCTATCCTATGATGACTTTATGCTAGCTGCAATAGGATCATCTAGTAAAGCTGGTAAAGTACTGAACAGATTTTCACAAGCATCAAGAGCTATATCTCCTACAGTAACATCTGCAGCTAAAGACAAAGCAGAAATTAAAGTACGTAATCCTTTTGTGCAGGGTTTCCTGCGCTTTGAGAATATTCGTAGAGGCTCTATGACTTCTATGGTTAAGACTGCTATGCGTAACGCTCAGTCTGCAGCAATTGTAGCTCCTGCCGAAACACTTACAAAGGTATTTGATAACACTATATTATCTATGGCTGAGTCATTCCAGACTAAAGGTTTAGGTAGTGCAATAGGAACGGGACTTAAAGAAATTAGCCCACTCACAAAGGCAGGTAGGGAAAACTGGTCTGGTTCAACTAGGTCGGTACAAAGAATATTTGGAAACCCTAAACTTTCAAAACAGTTAACAGAGTATGTACTCGACAGACCAGAGTTTGAGAAAGAATTTTTACGCATACGTGACAACGTAAACGAGTACAGGAAGTACGCAGGTAGAGGTGAAGGTGGTGTTGCTGACACAGTATTTTCAAAGATGGAAGACGTTGTTGATGTTATGCAGGTTCCCAATAAGATTCAAGAATATCTTATTCGTCACGGTGCTTTTGTTGGAGAACTAGAACGTTTAGTTAAAAGAGAATACAAGAAAGAACTTATAGATATACTAGAAGAAGGTGGTATTAAAGAGTTAATGGCTAATGGTTCTACGTATAGACCCAAGGGCGCAAGAACATTTGAGGATTTAGTTACTGACAGTACCGATCATGCATTAGAAATGACGTATGCAAGTATGCCAGACAATGCGTTACTTGCAGAAGCTACACGTTTTATTACCAACAATGGCCTAACAGTATTTATACCCTTTCCAAGATTTATGTTTAAGTCACTTGAGATGATGGGTCAGTATGGTGGTGGTGCATTTAATCCTCTTATTAAAAGGGTTACAGGTGCTGGTATAACAAAGCCGCTAACTAAAAATGAACGTAAGTACATATCACGTAACATGGTAGGTGCAATGGGAATTAGTGCAGCCTTTGCGTATCGTAGTGGTGCGTTTAGTTCAGATGATGTACCTGCAGACTACAAGAAAATGAACGCACCCGATGGTACAGTAATAGATACTACTGCTCAGTTTCCACTACGTCAATTCTTGTGGATGGGTGAAGCTGCACGTAGATTAGCAGATGGTACATACTCTGATTGGTTTAAGGGAAAAGAATTTACTGAAACCTTTATGGGTCAGAGCTTTAGAACTGGTACAGGAAACATATTCGTTGAGGAACTTGCTGACTTAGCTAGTGGTGCTGAAGACCCTGCAGGGCAAACCAAAGCAGGTAAGGCTTTAGGTAGAATTGCGGGTGACTATATTACCAGTGCTATCGTTCCACTGACACAGATAGTTGATATACAACGTGCAACAGGCTTCCGTACAAGTGAGTACGTAGACTACGCAGAAGACACAACAGATCAAGGTTTCTTACAGGGTGTAGGGACACAAGTAAAGAGATCTCTTGGGTCACGAGGCTTTATGAATTTAACTGACCCATCATCTGATGAAGATAGACCTAGAAGGGAATCTATATTCTCCTCTGATAGAAAGAGAGAGAACGTAGCTCTTAACTTAGGTCTTGGTATCTCTACTGTAACTAGAGACGATGAGTACGCTGAGTACATACAGGGTAAAGGTTTCACTGAGTTTGAATTGTCTAGTAAGTCTAGGACACCTACAGTAAGAAACAGAGAGAATAAACTTATACGAGATCAACTTCCTATACTAGCACAAGCAGCTAAAGAGATTGAAGTACAACTCCGTGCCAAGTATCACACGCTACCTGCGAAGTCTAAAGAGGAGTATACACAGTCTCAATATATTAATACAGAGATAAGAGACTTCATTAAAACGGAGATGAAAGCTATACGGGCTAGTGTACGTGATGCAAGGAATATGGGTACAGACGAAGCGGTAATACTTAGTGAACGTTTCGGTAGGTTAGGTAAAGAGAAAAGGAAGGTTGCTATGTCAAGGTTCTATACTAACTTTGGTAGGCCGCCTAACGTCTCACAAGCTGTGGACCTAGAGACACTAATAGAACTATCTAAATAAGAAAAGGGGGCAATTAAGCCCCCTCTTTTTTTGTCTATCGTGTGTCTCCACTACCACCTATTGTTCCTGCCTTGTGTCTAGCTGATAGCTTCTTCTCATTCATTGCTGCTATCATACCCAGTGTCAGGTTGAGATCAGTTGCTAGTGCAGCACAGTACCATAACACATCTCCTATCTCACTAGAGATTTGTTCTCGCCAATCATCTGGCCTACCGTCTGGCCCATCACGTATGAGTTTCTTTACCTTGTTAGCTACCTCACCTGCCTCACCTGCTAGTCCCAGTGCGGGATACATGATACGGTGTTCGTCAGGATAGATAGCAGTCTTTGCTGCCATTCGTTGATACGCATTAAAATCAGACATGTTGTACTTCTCCTTGAGGAACTGTTCTACTTCTTGTTCTAGCTTCATTATCTTTTACCCGTTTCATGTTATCGAAATAGGCTTTATCAAATCCCCTATTCCACTCACGATACTGCATCGTATCTTTATGGAATGGATTGACATGACGGTTGTACCTGAAACCATCATACCCCATATTGTACTGAACCTTTAAGGGTGCATCGTACTTTCCCAAACCACGTGACGCTCTAGTCTTCTTTATCATAGGATGATCTCCTTATATTAGTTTAATAAGTTTTGCTTGTTTGTAGGGTACGTGATAGAACTGTTCCCCGTTAGTTATGTTTCGTCCCCTTGCTTCCTTTAGTTTGTCTTCCGTTAGTAGAGAACTGTCAATACACCACGCCTTAGATAGATCACCACTAAAGATGTAGAACTTTAGGTTGCTGTGATGCTTACCTAGTAGGCGCTTCTTACGTTCAGGTATACGTATCTCTGCCCAGTGAGGCGGCCAATCACCATTCCATGCTGTCTTTACTTCTGCTTCACTGTAGTAAGTAACGTTGCCCTTTTGTGTTATAAGGTCTGCGTCATAAGACTCTGTACTATCTAACAACTCGTGACCCTCTTTGACTAAGTGACTAATGAGCGCCCTCTTAGCTACGTCATCGTACTTGCTATAAAGATTACTTGAGAATGGTTTTCTATACGCTGCGGCCATGTGTGTTACTCCGATTCTGTTTTAGTGGATAAGTTTTCTTTTAGTTTAACTAGTAGTACATTAGCTGCAGCCATCACACTTTGTAGTTGGTAGTTTAGCTGAGTCTGTACGTTACTGTTGTAGTTTATTTCTGATAGCATATTCTTTTGCAAGTCATTGAAGTCATCTGACTCATATTCAATATCGTCTAACGTTACTTTTACCATTTATATTCTCCTTTAGGTTAGTGTAAACACCTCTTACGAGATGTCTACAATTTCACATGAATCACCACTACATGCTAACGTTTGCATAGCATTGGTGTTATCGTCTTTCTCGTGCTCAGACAGCCCAGCCCAATCAATCTTCTTAGGCATAGCCTTTAGTAACACATTGTATACATCCTTGTCCACCTCTTGATAGGGTGCTTGCTGATAACTATGATCAGAGTGTGGTAGAAATGACACACCTGACATCTCATCAAAGTGTTCGTACACAAATGCACCCACTGCCATCCACTCACTGTCCAAAACTGTACAAGTAATACTTGGTTTATGTTCGCACCAGTGGCGTTGATACATTAACCATGTCTCCAGTTGCTCAATGGCAGTCATGTCGTTACGTGTCACTGAGTTCTTAGGTGACTTAATAGGAAAGCTGAACACTGTAGTAGTGTCGGGCTTCATAACGCATGACTCATGTGGTACGCCTTGGTCTTTCATAAACTGTGTTAGTCCGTCTTTGTTGTCTCCTCTGACGGTTCTGATATAATAGTTACTGTGACGGGCATGTATTCCAGAGGCGCTGTCCACCAGTTGAGATACGGTTCCTGACGGCTTGACACAGCTAATAGCTGCCGATACAGGGATGCCCAATATACCAGCCCAATAAACGTTAGTGTCAACAGCAATCTTTTTAAGGTGTTCAAGAGTTTCACTTAGTCCTTTATTCTTTAGTGTCATCAATGGGTTATCCATTAGTCCAGTTAGTGACACACCCAATAGACGTTCTTCGTCTGTGTTCTTCTGCCATATCTTACGTAGGTATGGAAACTTTGTTAGGCTAGACTGTATAGTACCAAGGATGGTAGCCATACGTACCTTCTCTGACAGTGAGTCAAGGTCATCTGTTGCTCGTACAACTACCTCTGTTAGATTACAGAACTGATATGGTCGTAAAATTATCTCACTGCAAGGGTTAGTGCCGAACTCAAAGTTAGGGTCACGTCTACCATTCTTAGCTGCTTGTTTCTTAGATGCCTGTCGGTTGAAGATACCACGTTCACCTGACTTACTCTCTACTAATGAGATCCATTCACGCATGAATGTCTCCATGTCTGGCTTCTCTGTGTAGCATACGGAGTTGTTAGCTAACGCACGGTGTGCTGCGCCATCCCACCAGTTGCCTGACTTAGCGTGACGCATACGATCATCAGATAGATTACTCAATGAAATCATAGCACTACGGCGTACACCACCGACAACTACTATCTGACCAATGAAGCACATAAGATCGTGGCACTCCATGCTTGATAGCATACGTCCTTGTGCAGTCTTGAATGTTGACACAGCAAAGTGAAACAACTCTACAAGAGGTGCAGGTCCACTTGCTCTACCGCCAAATGTCTTGAGCCTTGCACCCGCTGGACGTACTTGGCTTACGTCCCACTTAGGTATCTCACCTGCCCACAGTAGTGCAAGTACTTGACGTAGTGCCTTAGCCCAACCTTCTTTGCTGTCCTTAACTACTACAGTTGTCTCACTAACGTACAACTCAGGTACTTCTGGTAGCTTGCTGATGAACTGACGCTCAACACTGAAGCCTACACCAGTGCCACAGAGAAGGATGTACATAGCCTCATCGAATGACTTAGGGTCATCTACTGGTAAGTAGCTACAGTTAAACCCTGCGGTGTTGTCACGATCAAGTGCTGGCCCAGCCGACATCATTGCCCTCATAGATGGCATAACGTCTAAGCTAAGGATGGCGTCCTCAATCTTGCTTACTTGCTCACTAGGTATTGCTGCTATCCTACGTACTACGTTATCTATGTATCGTCCTACTGTCTCTGACCACGATTCCCTGCGGCCTTCTTTGTCTAACCAACGTGCATACCGTGAGGTATGTATGAAGGCTTGGTAGTCTGTTGGTAAAAAGTTATTCATGTGTGTCTACTCCGATATTGTTTTAATTGATTGGATCGTCATGCCGTCTACATCGTAGATAAATTCTTGTAGCACGTCCCTAATTTCATCGTTAATAAAATTGTCTGCTGGCATTGGGTACTCCTTCTCGTCTATGTTAAGGGTTAAGAATACTTTAACTAACATCTTGATCTTCTATCAGTACGTTGAGATACCACTCTGCTTTCTTCAAATCTTCCAGACCATTCTTGTACTTGTACCGCCACAGGTATTTCATAATGTTACCCTGTAAGTAGTACGAGAAACCTTCTTCTCCTGTTGCTGCACGAATGGCGTCAATACATTCTACACCTGCAAAGTTGTAGTGTGACGGTGAGTTTACCATGTCATCATCTCTTTCTAGTTCGTTGGCTGCATCTGAAAACTTTGTTACATTCATTTCTTACCCCCCTTTTGTTTGAAGTTGACGTTGATTACATTCTCTTCTACGCTGGCTACTGTAGCCTCTGGTGTTTCGTCCTCAACTCTCTCTACTATACTGGTTAGTGTGTCACGAACATAGTCATCTTCTTCCATAGCTGGTACTGCTGCACATACCATCTTGGTTATACCCATAAGGTTGTAATGATCTTCGTCAGTCATATCGTTTTCATCTGTAGTAACAGTACCCACTAGCAACTCACCTGTCCAGTTACCTGTGTCATCTACGTAAGGAGACAACCTAATGATGTAATCATTTGCATTGAAGTCCAAGAATATTCTATCTTCTACCATTAGTGTCATCTCCTTTTTACCTTTTTGTATGGGCAATGTATCAATGACGGATGCATGTCCTTACCTTTTTCTTCTAACCATTCGAGAGGAATGATCCTGTCGTGATACTTTATACCATTCTTTTCACACCATTGTCCATAGCTACTTTTAGCTCCCTTACTTAATTTCTTTTTACTACTTGTAAATACAAATCGTATGTCTAACTTAGGGTGCTGTGCCTTAACTGCTAAATGTTTACGCCTGTCATCCGCTGAGAATAATCCTTTTGTCTCAACTATTATACCGTTCTTCAGTACGAAGTCTGGAGTATAGGTGCGGTACATGAGGTCTTCCCATTCAATCTTGACTTCCTCATACTTGAACGGCATATTATGTTCAATGAGATAGTCTTTTGTTCTGACCTCTAGTCCACTCCTATATCCATGCTTCATGGCGGCAGAGAATTGATGTGCCTTCATGGTACTAAAAGTCCCCTACTTTAAGGGTAGAGTACTCACCCCAACCAGTA